TGCTCGCAACTCAAACTCGTTGAACGTGACGCGGCGTGTTTCAACCTGTTCTTCCATGCTTGAAAGACTAACAGGAAATGAACTCAGCATTCTAGAAGATTTTGGGTGAGCCTTGGGAAGCAGATCGTTGTCGCTGATGTAAGCATCATTCTCTGGCCGACCATTGCGCAACAAATACAGGAACGCATTCACACGGGCATACGCCCACTGATCGCGTGTCATACCTGGACGATGCGAAGTCGAATACGCTCCAGCACCACGACGGAACACGGTGCGCAACATGCCGACCGTTGCCCGCTTGCCTGCATTGTCCCCGACCTGCTCGTTGTGTTCATCAGCCTTATTCTTCAAACCTGTCTCAATCGCCTCAGACAACTCAATCGTGCCACTTCCAGCAGGAGCCTTCGCTGAACCTGGAGGATTCTTCTCAGAACCAACGATCTGATCCTTCTTCGGTGCCGGAGCATCAGCCCGTTCATCTTTGATCTGCTCAGCCTTCGACATAAACCAATTCATCGCAGGCTCAGGATCAAGCGGATTGATTCCCCAAAGATAGAACGCAACCGCACCGGCACCAGGGAACTCATCGTTGTCAGCATCAGAGTTCTTTGGTGCATCAAGATCGACTAGATGTCTTGCACCCCAAGCGTTCGCACGAATCACCTTGTCTTCTGAGATGTCGCCACGCGACATGTCACGAGCCTCACGAACAGTGCGCTCAACCAAACCGTCACCAGCCAAGCCTTGACCGTAATAGTCCAAACCTTTACGAGCTGCGTTGCGAATGTAGGTTGGCAGATTGAGTGCAACTTGACGCATCTCATCTTCCATCTCATCCTCGTCTTCTTGTTCACGAGGTTGCCAGGCGTTGCAATAGAAACCGCCATCAACATACGCATCCCAACGCTCACACCAAGCCTTCAGATTGTCGCCCTCACCTTGAACATCATCTTCGTTATAGAACTCGCAGTTGCCACATGCTCGACCTTCAGGAACATCAGGTGACAACGCAGGCCGATAGTTGTCCGGCAACGCACGTTCACCACCAGGTTCCATATCCTCAGCAATCGACACAGCAACCATCTGATCAACCGCATCCTGCTTCGTCGTATGGCAACCAATGACTTCACCGTCATCCTTGATGGTTGCCCAACCCGCGCAGCCCTCCGCTTTGTCTGTAATGAAATAAGGCATCAGATCAACAACAATACTTCAGCATCGTCATCCAAGATACTGAATGTGATCAAACCTGTCGCAGCGATAACCGCACCACCCAACATGCTCGACCCGACAGCAGACACCAGACGTGGCTTCTTTGGTTCATTGATCTGAATCGGAATCTCTTTGGGCTTCGGTCTTGGCTTTGGTCTTGGCTGCGTGTAGGGCTGATAGCCAACACCGTCATCGACCGGTGGAGGTGCAGGAGGCGAAGACTGTGCTGTGGCAGACGCGTCAAGCCCACCCAAGCCCGCAGCTGCCACCACATCTTTCTTGACCTTCGTTGTAGCAGAAGCATCAAGACCACCCAAACTCGCCTGAGCAATCACATACTTGCCAACCTTCGTCGTGGCAGAAGCATCAAGCCCACCCAAACTCGCCACCGCAACAGCAGCCTTCCTTTTCTTAGCCTGCGCAGCCGCAACCAAACCACCCAACGCCGACGAAGCCACCGCCACCTTGACCACAGTTGCAGTGGCCGTACTTGCAAGGCCACCAAGAGTCGATGCCGCAGTTGCGACAGTTAGAAACTCGCCACCATCCAAGACTCGGTCACCGTCAAGAGCTGACGAGTCAAGAATGAACGCGGCACCACCATCAAGGCCGAAGCCTGTGTTGTCAAGTGTGGTTGAGTCGAGTACGAACCGTTGAACGGCCATCACAAACCTACGAGGCGAGCGTCAACGAAGCGGTGAGATTGCCAGCGTCAATCGCATAGGTATCACCAGCATCATACGGGTTCGCAGTAATCGTTCCAGAGAACAAGAAGTTGCCTGTGGTCAAACTATCCCAAGCAGTGAAATGGTTGGCATCCTGAGACCCAGCGATGTTTGTCCAAGTCACATCATCATCAGAAGTCAACACACCAGCAGAAGCCACCCCAAACGACACAGCCTTGCGCGTCGTCTCAGTCGCAGGGTTCGCAGTCCCATTAGCACCAGGCTCACCGACATGAAGTTTCACATACACCTGTGCAACAGCGAACGATGTGTTGTTGCCCAAAGCATTCAGCCAAGCGTTGCCAAGATATGCACCGATTCCGTGTGCCATTAGTCTTCAACCCTTTCGGTGATTGTCAGAATGCGTCCTTCAGCGTCACGTTCAACGGTGCGCACAGTAGGCCGTGATTCTGGGATGTTGACCCGAACCACAGTCTCAGGAACATTGATCACAGGTGCAGGAACATTCACTGCCGGTGGCGTGTAGTTCAAGATCACTTCAGGCATGTTGATATCCATGTTCTGTGACTTCACTTCGTAAGCTGCGGCAGGATCGGTTGGACTGATCTGTGACAAACCTTGCAACAACACTGATGGCACACCAGTGTGATCGATGTCTGGCAAGCCGAGCGCAGCCAATACCGAACCAGGATCGAAGCCTGTTGTGATGAGACGCTGAGCCATCAAAGTCTTGCGATCCAGTTCAGCCAAGTTCGCAGCAGCGATGTCCACGTTCGCCAAAGGAACACGATACACATCGCCGCCTTCGATCGGTGGCATGTCTTCGATGCGATGGATGTCGTTGATTGACAGGAAGCCTGCTTGGATACCTGTTGAGAATGCGGCATATCGTGTGGCTTGATCGCCACGCAGCAGACCGTCAACATTGAACTTCAAGAATGCTCGACCATTCAGTAACTTCTGGTAGCCATCTTCGATCTTGGAGATGTACGGCCTGAGAGTGTGGGTGACGAAGTTGATGCCGTTCATTTCCACCGACGCATACGACATCGCTCCAGCGGAGTTGTGTCCAAGCATTGCTGGTGGCACACGGAAGATACGGGCAATTTCTTCAATGGCGAAACGGCGTGACTCAAGGAACTGTGCCGAGTCGTTGTCTACTGTGGTCTTGGTGAACTTTGCGCCACCGAACAGAATGCCTGGTCGATGTGAACGACGCAACCCTCGATGACCTTCCTCAAAGCCATTCACCAAATCTTTCGCCTGCTCACGAGTCAAGTTGCCTGGGAACTCGATGATGCCGGAAGCACTTGAGCCTTGACCGAAGAAACGTGCAGCGAACTCTTCTAACGCTTTCGCCAAACCTAGATTCTCTTTGACGAGATCAATGCGAGAACGGCCACGCATATCACCAGGCAAACGCAGCTCAGTGATGTGGATCATGTCCTCAAGTGGGATCACATCACGGTTGTCAAACACAAACTCTGGTCGGCGTGTCTCACGGTTGCGAGTGCATTCAACCTTCTCAGGGTTCAGCACAATAAGTGCAGCAACACCTTGATCGTCACGGACAATGCGAGTGAACGAGTTACCGTTCAACAACAACGACACCAACACCTGCTGGAAGTGTTCGGTGCGGGTGATACCAGACTCAGGGCTATCCAACCACATTGGTCGTGGACGGAACGCTTGACGCTCAGCACCAACACGGATGAACGTGTCAACAGGCAAAGTGGAAATAGAATCAGCAATGATTCGCACACAGGAATAAACAGCCTCGATCTTCAACGAATCTTGCTGGGTGATGACAGTTCCAGAATTGGTTGTCATCGAGAATCCGTCGCCTAATGCGAACAGCGATTGGAATGAAACTGCGCGTTGCTCACCTCCATTGTTCAAGAGTCGTGACAGCATTACTTCCTCGCCTCTTTCTTCCCGCGCTCAATAGCGAAGGCAAACAATAGAAATACAGACCCGACAAAGATCAGGCCGATAGGGATTGACAACAAGAATATCCCAACTGCGATGAGTGATGCGGCGAAAAGTTCCATCAACAGAATCATGATGCTCCTAGACTACAAAGAAACCAGGCACGGGTGCGACCTCTTCACGACGAGTTGCACGATCAACAGCAATCGCACACGCAATCGCAGCGTCAATCTTGCGCTTCGACTTACCTTTGGACAGTCTCAACCCTGCATCAGTTTGACGTGGCACAGCAGACAACACCTGATCGGTGAACATCGGGTCGCCATCATGAGCCAACACCTGACCAACAATCGCCTCATACAAGGTGCCAATCGCAGGCACCATTCGCTGAGCCGACTGCGGGAACTCAACCATCGGCAAACCATCATCGGCAAGAACCTCAGCGGTGCGTTGGAAGAACGCAGGGTCATAGGCGAACTCACGCACATTGAAGTTGAGATGCAACTCACGCAGATACGCTTCAACAGCTGCGACATCCATCGCATGCGCATCAGGATGCCAAATCTTTGCCCGCACCACAATCCGACCATCACGCGGCTGAGCCACAACCACAGCAATCGAGTCATGCTTCAACGCCATGTCAATCCCAACAAACGCAGGCAACTCAGCATCCAAACCCAACTCAGACTGGCACTGCTCCCACCCGCCCATCGGCAACCAAGGCGAATCCTCTTGTCTGACCCATTGGTTCAGTCTGTAGCGGCGATAAGGAATCTCAGCCGTCTGATTCATTGACACCTCCATGTCCTCCAAGTCCAGCAAGCCTTCAGCGAGGTTCGGGTTCGCAGCCGCCCAAGCCTCACGATCAGAGATGTCGCAACGCTCCGGTGCTTCCCACCAGAAGAACCCGAACCGCTCATCAGCCTGATCGCCTGCGATGACACGTTTGCCATAGTTGTACAGACGGCCACAGATCGTGTCGAAGTCGTAGCCTGCGGTCGTGATCGCAACGATCATCGGGTCTTTCCTCGCACCTGAACCCAACGTGAGCGCATCCCAAAGTTCTGAGTCGCGCTGCACATGCAACTCGTCAAAGCACACGAACGACGGGTTGAGGCCTTGCTGAAGTTTGGCATCGCTAGAAAGCACACGATAGATCGCACCGGTGGACGGAACCTCGATCACATCCCGATACACCTTGCACACACCAGACAAAGCAGGCGACTGAGTGACCTGCCACTTGGCTTCGTTGAACACCACTCGCGCTTGCTGACGATCACCAGCAGCCGAATACACCTCAGCCCCAGGCTCGCCCTCGATCAAAGCATGAAGCCCGCAGAGCGAGCCAAGTAAGGACTTGCCGTTCTTGCGCGCTAATCCAATGAGGCTTCGGCGGTAACGAAGTAAACCATCAGGGCGGCGTTCATACAAAGAATCCAGAAGGTCAAGTTGCCATTGCGTAAGCAGAAGCGGCTGACCAGCGCGAACACCCTTTGACACATGGAGAAACGTGGCCGCGAAATCGGCAACCTGCGCACCATCAGACCTCGGATACAACTTCGGCGTTGACCACGTCGGACTTCCGTTTGCGATATTGATCAAGTTCATTTGCCACCCTTATCTCCGCTAGACCCAACCTTGCACGATCCGACGGCGTGAAACCCAGCAACGACATCCAACCAGTGTTCTGAGCATCCATCTGCTCGATCTGCTTCACCGCTGGATGCGTCACAATCTGACCGTTCGGACTCGTATACCAGCGACGCTCGACCTCGTCTCCCAACCAGGCTTCCAACTCTGCGATCTTGTCGAAGTTGGAACACAACCTGGTCATCAACGGAGTGTCGTGCAGCTCCGACAAATGACGACGACCAGCCGTCCAATACGTCAACCAATACCGAGTCCCAACCTCGCCCAAGCCAACCGGCACCAACGGCACCACCGACGGATCGACCACAGCCAACGCCACATCTGGCATCGGTTGCGCAGCCAAACCGTTCCGAATGCGCGAACCCTTCAAACGCTTCTGCTCGATTGGTTGCGCTTTGTTCCCGCGACCGACTCCCGTTGATTGTGTGGCCATGCGACCACTCTAGCCAGCACCCCTCCACAGACCATGCGCGTGTTGCGC